GGTCATTCCTTAGATAACTGGGGTACTATACTTAATTGCCCTAAAGGAGATCATAATGTTTGGGATGTTTTTTCGTATGATATGTTGGAGTATTGTATACAGGATGTTAAAGTTAATACGTTGGTGTACCAGAGATTACTTCTTGAACTTAAGGATTTTAAGCCTGAAAGTGTTGATCTTGAGCATCAAGTACAGGGTGTTATTTCAAAGCAGATTAAACAGGGATGGCTCTTAGACCAAGAGAAAGCTTATCATTTACTGGCTACATTGAAGGAGAAGAAGAATGACCTTGAGGACGAAGTGCATCAGGTTTTCAAACCGTTACCGACATTTGTCAAACAGATTACACCCAAGATTAAGAAGGACGGTACGCTCTCTGTTGTTGGGCTTAAGTTCCTTGGTGAGCAATGGCAAACAGCAGTAGCACCTTTTAGCCGCATAGATTTCCCTGTGTTTAATCTAGGGTCACGACAGCAGATAGGTAGACACCTACAATACTATGGGTGGAAACCTAAGCAATTCACTGAGACAGGACAGGCCATCGTTGATGAGGCAGTGCTAGGTACAGTGAAGGGCATACCACAGGCCGCTTTGATAGCTGAGTATCTTATGATACAGAAGCGTGTGGCTCAGGTACAGAGTTGGCTAGAGGCTGTTAAGGAGGACGGTAGAGTACACGGGTACGTTAATTCTAACGGTGCAGTGACGGGCCGCATGACACATTCTAGTCCCAACATGGGACAAGTACCTGCGGTTTACTCACCGTATGGTAAGCAGTGCAGGGACGTATGGACAGTACCGGAAGGATACAAACTTGTAGGTATGGACGCAAGCGGTCTTGAGTTACGGATGCTTGCACATTACATGAACGACGAGGGCTATACAAATGAAATTCTCACAGGAGATATTCACACGGCAAATCAGTTGGCTAGCGGCCTTGAAACTAGAGATCAAGCAAAGACTTTCATATACGCTTTCCTTTATGGGGCCGGAGATGCCAAGATCGGAAGTATCGTTGGAGGAACTAGACAGGATGGTAAACGTCTTAAGGAAAAGTTCCTTAGAAATACGCCATCTCTTGGAAAGTTACGAGAACGAGTTAGCTTGGCGGCAGGAAGAGGTTATGTTTATGGCTTGGATGGAAGAAGGGTCTATGTACGGTCAGAACACGCGGCACTGAATACGTTGTTGCAATCAGCAGGTGCTATCGTAATGAAGAAAGCCTTAGCCTTGTTGGATGAATACGCAACTAAGTGGAACATTAACTATAACTTTATAGGAAACATACACGATGAAATCCAGACAGAGGTTAGAGAAGAGAAAGCAAAGGTTTTCGGAGGACTCGCTATTAGCTGTGTCGAAGCCGCAGGAATCCACTACAAACTCAACTGCCCCCTTGCAGGGGAGTTTAAGGTTGGAAATAGTTGGGCGGACACCCACTAGAAATTGTATTGATTGTGGTACAGGGCTTGTTCTGGGAGAGAACTGGACAGAAGCTAGGGATAGACAGGGTAAGTATGTCTGTAAACCTTGTTGGCATGTGAGAAACTCTCAACGTATGTGGGTTGATGGTAAGCATATATCTAAGTCACACCCCTTGTACAGAGCAGGACGTTACAAAGGGTTTGAGGAAGCGGCCTTTAGTTCCTTGGAAAACTACAAGGAGAGTGCGGAAGGTGAGGTATATGTTATCACCAACAAAGCTTGGGATGGTTGGGTCAAGGTAGGCATGGCTGTGGACGCGGAGGATAGGTTAAAGAACTATCAAACCTCTTCCCCTTTCAGAGATTATGTGTTATACTATAGTTATAAGACTGATGATAGACGTAAGGCTGAATCTAAAGCCCACTCAAAGTTAGAGCAGTTGTTTGAAAGGAATAACGAGTGGTTCAAATGTACACCACAGGAAGCCAAAGGGGTTTTAAATGAACAACAACAAGACAACGGATAACTTGGTGCAAGACATCTACGATCTAATGGTCAGCAAGGACGCTGATCCATCCGTAGACGTTGAGGCAGAGATAGATAAGTTTGGTGAAGGTGTTAAGGCTCTTATGCGTACAGAGTTTGGCAGGGAGAAGCGTAAGGATAACCGTAAGCTACGCCTGTCTAACATTGGGCGCACCGATAAGTACCTATGGAATCATGTCAACGGTACTGAGGGCGAGGACATTCTACCGCACACGTATGTAAAGTTTATGTACGGTCACTTGATTGAGGAGATGTTGTTATTCCTTACTCGCATGGCAGGACATAGTGTAACTGACGAACAGAAGGTATGTAAAGTTGAAGGAATTGTGGGTCACATGGACTGCAAGATTGACGGTGTTGTTACTGATGTCAAGTCAGCAAGCAGTTATGGGTTTAAGAAGTTCAAGGATGGATCGCTTGCCTTTGACGATCCCTTTGGTTATATTGATCAGATCAAAGCCTACGCTCACTCAGAAGGAGACAGGAAGTTTGGATGGTTAGCTATGGACAAAGCCAACGGACACCTGACCTACCTCAAGTACGACTTGGATGATAAGGATGCTAGAGTTTACGATGCGCTGTCTCAGGATATAGCAGAGAGAGTACGCCATGTAAAAAAGCTAGTGGGGCATCCAGAGCCAGAGTTACTTTGTTACGAACCTTTGCCCGATGGCAAGTCAGGAAACTTAAAACTCTCCGTTGGTTGCTCCTACTGTCAATTCAAAAAACATTGCTACCCAGACTTAAGAGTATTCAATTATTCCTACGCTCCTAAGTTTCTCTGTAAGGTGGTTAAGGAACCTAACGTACAGGAGATCATACTAGATGAAGAAGGTTTTTAGATCGGGACTTGAGTCCGCTCTTTATGATCAACTTAATAAAGAGTTTAAGTATGAGCCTTACAAGTTACCTTACATCATACGTAAGAACTATCTTCCAGACTTTGTACATGAAGACAAGAAGATACTGATTGAGGCCAAGGGTTACTTTAGAGTAGGGGACACACAGAAGTACACATCCATAAGAGATTCTATCGGAGACTGGGAGTTAGTATTTGTGTTGTCAGACCCTAACAAAAAAGTAAGGAAAGGTAGTAAAATGACAATGGGGCAGTGGTGTGACAAGGAAGGTTTAGAACACTTCACTGTGAAGACAACTAAAGAGTTACTGAAGTATGTGAGGAATAAAAATGTCACTAACACTTGAGGAATTAAAGGAAGAAGTAATCAGGGAGTATGATGTTGTTCTGTTGTGTGAAGTGTTGGACATAACCCCCGAAGATGTTTTGGAAGCTTTTGAAGATCGTTTAATTATTAATAGAGATAAATTCACAGAGGATACTGAAGATGAGACTTAATGATGCAACTCCTGCTGATTGGGATAGAGTAGCTAGGGAACATCCTGCGATAGACCCTAATAATAGTGTAACACTAAAGCCCTATACGGACATGGTGATGGAAGAGGCTCATGATATAATCAATAAGCCACAGCATTACAACACTGGCAACATTGAATGCATCGAAGCAATAGAGGAGTCCATGTCCAGTGTTGCATTCAAAGGGTATCTCAAGGGCAACTGTATGAAGTACCTTTGGAGGTACGACTATAAGGGCAAGCAGGTAGAGGACTTAAATAAAGCTAAGTGGTACTTAAACAAACTAACCATTATGGTTTCCAAGGAGAACAGTTAATGGATCAATATCAGCAGTTTATACATAAGTCTCGCTATGCTCGTTGGATGCCTGAAGAGAAACGTAGAGAGACTTGGGAGGAAACAGTACAGCGTTATGTGGACTTCTGGGTCAACCGTGGACAGCTTGACAAGAAGACAGCCAAGCGCCTGTACAACGGAATACACAGCTTAAAAGTAATGCCGTCAATGCGATGTATGATGACAGCAGGGGAAGCATTAGACAAAGACAATGTAGCAGGGTTTAACTGCAGTTATTTGCACATAGACTCACCACGCTCCTTTGATGAGTTGATGTATGTCTTGATGTGTGGTACAGGTGTAGGCTTCAGTGTTGAGCGTAACTTCATCAACAAGCTACCGATGGTTGCTGAGTCCTTCCATAAAACTGACAGTATGATTGTTGTCTCCGATAGTAAGATCGGTTGGGCTTCCGCATTCCGTGAGTTGATAGCTATGCTGTACGCAGGTAAAGTACCTCAGTGGGATGTGAGCAAAGTAAGACCTGCAGGAGCAAGGCTTAAGACATTCGGTGGTAGAGCAAGCGGCCCTGAGCCTTTGGTAGATTTGTTTAACTTCTGTATAGAGGTGTTTACCAAGGCCACAGGACGTAAGCTGACATCCATTGAGTGTCACGACATCTGCTGTAAGATAGCTGACATTGTAGTAGTGGGTGGTGTACGTAGGTCTGCTTTGATTAGCCTGTCTAACCTATCCGATCCACGAATGGCTAAGGCTAAGATGGGTGATTGGTGGCGCAGTGAAGGACACCGTAGACTCGCTAACAACAGCGTAGCGTACACAGAGAAGCCTGACTTTGAGTCCTTTCTGTCTGAGATGCAGAACATGTACGAGTCTAAAGCAGGTGAGCGTGGTATCTTTAGTAGAGTTGCGGCACAGAAGATAGCCGCTAGGAACGGACGTAGAGACCCTGAGCAGGACTTTGGTACTAACCCTTGCTCTGAGATTATCCTACGCAGTAATCAGTTCTGTAACCTGTCTGAGGTGGTTGTACGTGCTAATGATACCAAAGCTACCCTTAAGGAAAAAGTAGAACTAGCGGCTATCATAGGGACTCTACAGGCTACTCTGACTGACTTTAGGTATCTACGTAAGTTGTGGCAGAGAAATACAGAGGAAGAGGCATTGCTTGGTTTAAGCTTGACAGGCATTATGGATCACAAGGTCTTAAGTAATGACATAACGTCAGCAAAGTGGTTGGAGGATTTAAAAGATGTGGCAATCAAAACTAATAAAGCTTGGGCAAAAAAGTTGGGAATTAATCAGTCGGTGGCTATTACTTGCGTTAAGCCTAGTGGTACAGTGTCTCAGTTGGTCGATAGTGCTAGTGGTATTCATCCTAGGTTTGCTCGTCATTACATTAGAAGAGTTCGTTCGGATGCTAAAGACCCACTTGCACAGTTCATGTCAGCCGGAGGATTCCCTGTAGAGCAAGACATTATGTCCCCTGCATCCTTAGTCTATAGCTTCCCTGTGAAGTCACCAGAGACTAGTGTTACAGTCAAACAGGTGGGTGCAATGGAACAGCTTAAGTTATGGAAGGCTTACCAGAACCACTGGTGTGAACATAAGCCAAGTATCACTGTTTATTATACAGACGATGAGTTCTTGGAAGTAGCACAGTGGATTTGGAATAACTTTGACTTGTGCAGTGGGATTAGTTTGTTGCCAGTAAGTGATCATGTGTATCAGCAAGCTCCTTATGAAGACATCAGCGAGGATAAGTATCAGGAGTTAGTACAGCAGATGCCTGTGGGT